CTCGGTTCTTGGTGGATGATATCGACCACGGAGCGCTTCACGGCCTTGAGTAAAGTCGGAAGAGCCTCCGTTCAACCGGGCTATATAAGCACCGGTTGGGTCGATAACAGCCTCTTTGCTCCGCACCGTCCTTATTCGGAAGGTGTAGCCTGCCCATCCCCTATCGTGGTTTTGATAGATGATGCTGGGGGTTGCTCGGTCAAATGACTCGATAAACCCTTGGTCACCGAATCCCTCAGGTATGAGGTATCGGCGAGATGGTTCAACTGCTGTAAAGCAGCGTAACCAAGCAGGAAGCACCCTACTGTCGCAAGCAGCATGGTCGTAAAAACGACCAGCCCAGCGACGTAGGTTGTTAGCATAGAGGTAGCAGATTGTTTCGTAATCATGGTGTTGGCTTCGGAAGAAAACCGGGCGAACATTCTGACCGTCGAAGAAATCTGCTCCACAGCTCTCGTGAAAACGTCCCTTGCCGAAGGACTTTTCACGGTTCACACTGAACCCGAGATAGTTCAGTGTCCTCACGAGTATATCTTGAGCGGAGTTTGGAATGATGATATCATCGCCATAAGCAATAACATCATCACCGCGCCCCACCCTCGATGCACAAACCTTCGCAACAGCGTAGAAGATCAGTGTCTCGAGTTCAAAGGTATACCCGTTACCCATGCTAGACCACTTTTCGAGGTGGTGAACCTCGCCATCAATCTCGGTCGAATCGACACGAGCGAGATGGAGAAGCTCACACCAGGCAGGTGGTAGAAGAAGCCATACTACCTGACGGCAGATGGTATCACTAGCAGCGGAAAGATCAATGGTAGCCAAATCAGAGAGGTGGGCCTTTCGGGCCATCTCCTGATTATTTGCCTGGCTACTCAGATCGAGGCCAAAACGCAAAAGTTTAGACTTAAGGAGCGATCCAATACCGAGCTGAACAAAGACATTAATGTCCGGTTCGATACAGATCACGCGATCAGTCTTAGCGTTTTTGGGAACAACCGCCAATTTCGAGGATTCCCTGATTTTTATCTCGGGGACATTCTGCTTCCAGAGATCCGGAAAGCAAAATGCTCGAAAAGGCAGCAACCTGGATGTAACTTCTGGAACACGAAGTGAATACTTTTTGCCCTGAGTTACAACCCCGGTGACCGAAGTAGTAGCGCCCGGACCAAACCTCATATTTTGTTCGCACAGCTCGAGATCTTTACGAGTTGGAAACGGACCGAGAATCTTCTGGATAAGAGCCTGTGACTCAAGGAGCACAGAACAGATATCCGGATCCACAGAATGCGGATCCTTATAGAAATCCTCAATACGAGAGTTGGACTGTTTGCATGCAGCTTCGGCGGCAAGGAACTTACCTATCGCAACGCCTTTACGATCCACTTGGAGAGGGAGCCGCGGATTCTTAGATAGGCATGACGTAACGAAGTAATCACGTGAGAAACTCACGTGGTCATCATAGTTACGCCAGTCTATCGAAAGATTAACCAGCTGCTCCCACTCCTCGTACTGAATCAAAAGGGCAACGGTAAGCGAGCGTGGAGTGTCGAACGACTTGCAGATAGTCTCGACAACACGCAGTTCTAGAGTTAACACTCTAGATTCATGGTTAGCACTCATGAATTATCCTAACGGTGAGAAGGTCGAAGACCCGGTTAATACATCGGGTCCAGGTCCTTGATCACCGCACGGACAGCTGCGGCGTCGAGAGCATTGGCAACGTAAGCGGCCAAATCGGCACGCTCAGCACTGGTCATCACGTCCGGGATTACGAAGTAACCCTGGAAGCGGCCAGTGTAAGCGACCGTCGACACACCGTTCACAGTCGAGAGAACCGGATAAGTCAGGTTCACATCGACACGATTGGTAGCCCGCTTGCCAGAGGCAGCGGAGTAACCGATCGCCAAGCGCGTGAATCCGGCCGAAGCCGGAGCCGAACGCTCGGTGAAAACGCTCAGTTCCGAACCAACGCGTTCGGGGCTGAAGGTCTTTGCAACAGGAGTTGCGGCACCATTGTTAATGGTGAGGGGTGCAGTAATTTGCATTTAAAGTTCCAAAGAAAGGTGTCAGAATTTCAACTGACGGATTAGAGCGAGGGCATTAAGCATATGCTCGATGGACGCCCCGTTTTTAGGCCGGATAGTTCCGAGAGTCAAATTGCCGTCCAGCGGAAACCGCTGAGAACGGGTATAAGACTCAAGGAAATTACCTGGTCTAGTAACGATAGACGATCCACCGGTTTTGCTAACGAGTAGGTTCACATGCCGTTCGAACCAGTATGACCGGGCGACTTGCAAGCCGTCGGTTCCGACGAGAGCCGAAAGGCCTTCGAGGAAGCCGCCGACAGGCAGCACCCAGTCTACTACGAACGAATACGGTATGAGCTCCCACGCGACCTTCGCAGGGTTTGTAATCCCGACTTCCGATAACTGCTTGAGACCGGAGGCACTAATACGGTAACGAGCAACACCTTTCTGACGCAGCACGACCGAGGCCGATGCTGTGCCATATGATGTTGTGACGGGACCGGCGAACGACTCACTATCTCGAACTTTTACAAAATGGTCAGAGCCCTCAACAATGCGTTTATGCAAGGCTTCCGCCGAGCCATAAATATCATTAAAGAGGGGCCTGAAGCCATATTGTATCTCGAGCCAGCGAGTTGCCGCCGCGCGTCCGTTACGAGTACGAGGCTGAGCAAATCCAGCGAACAAGTCCGCTGCACCACGCCCACGTCGGAAAGACTGATAGACTCGGTATATATCCTCCGCTGCCTTAGTAACGAGGCCCGCCGTTTGGCGGAACTCGGCTAGCGCAGTGGCAAGGTCAACCTTCTGGTCTAAAATTGCTTTTCGAAGCTTCCCATCAATGACACGCATATCGTTAATACCAGACGGCTCAATGGGAGCACGGGGAATATTTACCCCGTTACCGATTAAGTCATACACGGTTGTACGATAGACGCTCAAGTCAGGGCCAACGTAAACAATAGGACCGAAGAGTTTCCTCTGTTCAAGGACGTCACGCGCAGTGGTACCGTCAAAGAGACTGACAGGGCGCTTTCGGCTGGTGGGATCCGGTTTCTGGTACTTATAAGTACCAGAGACCGTTGTCCCACTATAACCGATAGAGCCATTGGCATTTTCCCTTATGGCAGTAGCATACGTAGTTTCGTTCTTGAACATTAGATATAGTCCTATAGGCGATTAACAAAGCCTACTCTATCACCGGAATTCACCGGGGAATAAGCAAGACCGGGCCCCATTCTAGGGACCCGAAGAGTGCTGGGGTAATTAACCACAGCATACGTGTGATCTGCCTTGGCTAGAAGCCGCGGCATTTAAGGTCTTACGACCACTTCACACGAAGGAGACTCCCCGTCTTACGGCGGGG